GGCAGGAGTGCCTAGTGCTGGAGTGACAAGTGTCGGGGAGGTGGCTAAAACATTGTTGCCTGTGCCTGTGTTGGTTACGCTGGCAATGTTTTTGCTGGCATCTAGCGCAAGAGCAGTAGATGCAGTCAAGTTTGTCAACGTGGTTGTACCGCTGATATTGGCGGTAGTGACGTTGGCAGTTGTTGCGGTAATATTTGTGAGGGTGACGCTACCGCTGCTGACCGTGACGTTAGCCAGCGTCATGTTGTTGAGCGTAGTGACGGTGTTTCCTAGCTGGATAGCCGTGTTTCCCAACGTGATGGTGGTTGCAAAGTTGCTGTCTAGCTGCGACAAAGGGATAGCCGCCGTAGCCGTGCCAAAAATATTAGGAACTGCCATTTAGAACCTCACTCTCAATTCATGTTCAAACTCAAACGTGTTGTACACAAAACCAGCACTATTACTGGTTATGGTTAAACCTAAATACTTGCCGTACTGCTGTGCGTCACTCTTGTACAAGGCGTACCCGTTGGAAGTCACCCAGCTAATAGTGACACTGCTGTTGTTTACCCAAGGAATGGTGGTAAAGCTATTGTTATACCAAGTGACTGCGTTGTCTAGTGTGTAAACAGGGCTAGACCCAGCCTCGCTGTCTACCGTCACAAAGATAGTAGATGCATTGTTGAGAGTGGCTTCAATGCCAAACTTTAACGCTTGTTTAGTGCGGATGCTGTCACCCATAGGCATCAGGGCCGTGCGAATGGTGCTGGCTACGTTGCCGGAAGTGTTGCTGTACAGCTTGTACAAATCCGTGCCTGTAGTTCCGTAGAGGCTAATTATTCCTCCAAACGGGACAGATGTGATGTATGTCAACGCGCCCTGGCTGGTGATGAACCACTTTTTTTCAAAGAACACAGCCTGAATGGGCCGTGCGGTAGACAGCGGGTCGTTGTAAGTAAACGAAAATGCCGCGCACAGGATGCTGTTGAGTAAGACTTGCCCGCCCGTGACGGGCTTGGTAAAGTCAATAAACGGGAAGATGCCGTCTAGTTGGTCAGAAATCTTGCTGGTGGTAGAGCCAACCAAAGCGTACATGCCATAGTCGTTCATAAACAAGACAGAACGAAAATACGGGAAGATGCCGTACACCCGCTTAGTACCAATACTGGCGCTGACGTTGGTGTTAGTAAACAGGGTTGCGCCTGTGCTGGATACCCGCAAATCAGAAAACACGTTGATGCTGTCATCCCCAAAGATGTACAGGAAGTTGTTAGCAGACAGCAGAGCCTGGATGTTGCCGTGCAGCGTAGAGTCTGTGATGGTAAAAGAACCCGCAGACACAGATGTGAAGTCGCTAACACTGGTTGCAGAAGAGTAGTACACCGTCCTACCCGCAGCCACCCATGACCGACCAGAGAAAGTAGCTACGTCCACAATCTTGTCTACGTTGACAACGGCTGTAGCGGTTGCGCCTGTGCCTGGTGTTCCGCTGCTGTCGGAGAAAACCACTGTTACGTTAGACGCAGCGGTGTATCCAGCCCCTACGTTGGTCATAATGACTTGGGTAATCTGCCCGCCAGACACGATGGCATTTCCTACAGCCCGTGTTGTGTATCCAGTTGCATCACCAATAACCACCGTGACGTTGGCAGAGTTGGTGTATCCCGTACCAAAGGTATCCATCACCACCGACACTGTGCCCGTCTTAAACGTCACCAGAGATGCCAATGCTGTAGCGTTGGTACTTGCCCCGCCTCCACTGATGGTCACTGTGGGCGTAGCCGTGTAACCCTGACCACCGTTGGTAAGGGTAATTGCTGTAACCACATTTGCCGCGACAGTGACTGTGGCAGTAGCCTGCACATTGCCAGTTGTTTCCTGCGGGGCAGAAATAGTGATGCTGGGGGTGCTGGTATAGCCTGCGCCAGCGTTGGTGATTCCAATAAAGCCTACAGAGCCAATGCTGGACAGGTTGCCGCCGTCCCAAGAAAACAAGCCTTTGTCAGGGTCGCCAATAATGACTTTCTGGTTCTTGAACTGAGCGGTGGTTACGCCCGTTGATGAGAACGTGCCAGCAGCAGCAATGTTGCCAGTGGTGGAAGTGGTTACGTTGAAATATTGCGCTGCACCATTGGATTGAAAACCAATCACATAGTCACTGACATCAATGTTGGCAGAAATTAAAGAAGTGACTGTGTTGCCAAAAGCTACCGCTACATTGCCGGAGCCTGTAACGATTGACTGTGAAGGAACAATTTTGATGTTGCCTGCGCCAATAGGAATGGCGTTTTCTATCCAGGCAAACTCATCCTCTTTGATGGCAGTTCTATTGGCTTTGGTGTTAAGAGAGGTGAAATTCTTAACAACAGCATAAGACTTTCTTTGCTCTGCTGCTGCCATGATTAGTACGGGCTAGAGTAGGGGTCTGGGATGCGGCGCGTAAAGACAGAGTTCTGAACAGAATTTACCTGTTTCATGTACTCTTGCTTGTAGATTTCTGCTTCACCATAGCTTTGTTCCTTGTACTTGGCCTTGTAGGCTGCGTAAAAGGACACAGGCGAGGTATACGGGGATACGATGGTGTCAACGGTGCTTGGCGCAGCAGTTGTCAGTGGTGTAGGCATAACGACCGTATCTATTTCCATGTAATAGCTTTGGTCTGGCACGGGCGCTATGTATATCTGCCCCTGACCATAGGTTGAGAAACAGACAGGCCTGCCAACGTAGTTCTGCCAGTACCGTAGCTGGGCGTTGAAGTTGCTCCAGGGCAAGTAGCGCAAAGGTATACGACTGTTGCCCCAGTAAATGTTGACATTCATAACATCCAGCGTGTACTGCCCGTTAGGCATAGCTGCATAGTTGACAAGCTCCGCAGGGCCAGAATACTGAAGAGTTGCCGTACCGTTTGTGAACGGCGCGGTAGGCGGGAACGTAGCATTAGATGCCGGATACGGCGGTGGAACAGTGTCAGTAGTTCCGCTGACTGTTACTTCATAAATAAAAATGTTGGAAAACAAGTAGTCTCCAGCAGTAACAGGCGTACTTGCTGCCCAAGCAGTGGCTACATTTCCAGTAGCAGAAATTGGGGTTTGGGTAATCTGGAGGGTACGTAAGCACCCTGTATCTCTAACAACGCGCTCACGGGCGCTGTTGATGTAGTCTGTTAACTCAGCATCGTCCCAGAAGACTCCGTTAGCATCGTGAAGAAGCCGCCGGACTTCCGATATGTAGGAAGTAAGTGTTGCCATGTTGCTTCCATTTTATGCTGCCCTTTGCGTAACTTTTCCCCCTACGGATTTTTCAATCCGCAGAGGTACTACGCTAACCGCCGAGGGTAAGGAGCGGTTCTGCTCTGGCTGTTGCTCAGAAATTTCAAACTGAGCCAACAATTCCAATCCTGTTTGTAATTCTGCATGGGACTTAATCCATCCCAAGCGGGCAAGGAAATTTTCCTTGTTGGGGTTTCCATAACCAAACACATGCTGTGCCACATGGAGAGGAATCTCCACGGTCTTGTCTTTAATGAATTCAAAAAAGACTCCACCAAACCCATCTCTGAGTTCGGTGGTGCTGCGGTTGGTTACAAAAACCGTCTGTGTCATAGATTCACAATGTCACCGTAAACTATCACTTCGCAAGTAGCGTCAACAGCAGTAGTCACCTTCACCCACAAAGCGCCAGAGCTATACACGTTGGAAACGGCATTGGCTACTGGTGCAATGTCTTGAAATTTGACGCTGCTGGTTACGTTGGACAGTTGAGTTGTTGCAAAAACTGCATTGGCAGCGTTGCCATCGCTAGACGTAATGATGCTTACGTTAGCGGAGGCAGCGGTTGCATTTGCGTTTGAGACAGTGACTTTGCGAACTATGTAGTTTGTTCCCACCACAGACATCACAGCAGCAACATTGCTTACCGCATTAAGCGGAACAATGGGTGCTACGGCAATGACAAAATTGCCAAATGAGTCTGGGTAGCGAGCGCCTACATGGTTTGCGTTCATGTCTACTCCTTAAGTGTTGTACGTACCAGTGGCGTTATTACCGCCATTGGAGGTGTACAGCGTAAGGCTCTGAGTAGACGTAGTTGCGTTTGCACGCACGTTGAATCCATCAGAAATGATAGTGCCGCCAGTGTTAGCAGCAATGTACGTAGTCCATGCATTTGCGCCAGCAGAGGTGTATGCATTCACTTCAATAGACACATTGTTAGTGGTTTGAGGAAGAATGTATACGCCAGCGGGGACGTTTTGTGCGCTAGACACGCCAGCATTCATCAGCGTAGTGTTACCAATACCGATACTGGTGATGGTGACACCTTGCAGATAAGCACCAGCAGTGTTGGTGGCTGCACTAGCAAGCAGAATTTTATTGAGTGATAAAGACATGCTCTATGCTCCTTACAGTGAAAGGTAGTTGTAACCCGTCACCTTGGTCATCGACTTGGGCTTGACGTTTACCAGTTCGGCAATCATCAGCACAGCGCCAACATAACCAATTTGCCAGTTGGGCAGAGTGGACTCAAATCCTGTGAACACAAACGAACCTTGCTCATGGATGTAGAGCGACAGGTAGTTGGTGTTGAGGAAGTACACCGTGCCTTCGGGGCAGTAGGGGTCAGGATAAATAGGAACACCAGCAACCATCAGGGCGCGGAATGCAGCCTGCGGGCCGTTGCTGTCGCCGTCAAAGCCGGAACCTGGGGTAATGACATATTGCTCTTGACCAACAAAGTCTTGAGCCAGCAGCGTCCAAGTGCCAAATCCGCAAACACCAAAGCTAGGCATCTCAGCGCCGTTCTTCACAGTACCAGAGATGTATTGCAGGATGTTTTGACGGGTGGGGTTAACAGAACCAGCAGCGTACTGCTTCGACTTCCACCAGGTGTAGGTCGAGCGGTTGATGTTGCCGTAGGTTGCCAGAGTTGTACCGTCATCCACAGCACCAGGCAGTCCGATGAACTGTTGGGTGTTGGTGGTGTTGTTGTACAAGGCAGTTGCCATTGCGTCCATCATCACGTTGGTAGCATCGTTCATACGAGCTTCAATCAACGGAATGATTGCTGCGTCTTGCTGAACTGCGCCTTCCATACCGAGGAACGGCACGGGAGAAATCATCAGCTTCAAGTCAAACTCAGCGTTGTAAGCACCTTGCTGAACTGACGGTTGGGCAAAAGAACCGCTGTAGTCAGACCATTGAGCATTTACAAACTGTGCGCCCTGGACGGGAACAGTGATGGAAGAAACACCACCAGAGGCTTGCTGACTATTACTAATCAGGGCCGCGAGTAGCGGAGTCGAGTTGTAAAGCTGGACAACCAGCTTCGGGATAAAGGCTCTACGAGTTACGTAAGTCAGTTCAGTAAACTGAGATGACCCTGTAGCTGGTAGGATGCCGCCGCCAATAGCCATAAGGCCTCCTTACGAACAGATTAACAAAAGAATACCCTCTTTTACAAACCAATTGGACGATTAGGTCTACGCAAATCGTTCAAAGCATTCATAGCTTCAGTCCGTGCAGCACCAACTGGATTTTTCCAGTAACGGTTCAAGTCAAACTGCTTTACGGGTGAAGCGTTGTAGCCGGAAGAAGTAGGAATTGCTGCTTGCTTCATCCACGAATGGTACTGCGCCGCAGTCTCATGGTCATGGATTTTCTTGTCAAGCATGATTTTTTCTACTTCTTCAATTTCGCTTTCGGACTGGATCAGTCCTTTCTTCATCAGACCATTGCGCCGCTTCTGGAGTTCTTCCACAGCGTCACGCTCACGCAAGCGTGCTTCCAATTGTTGAACACGCGCTTCAGACTTACCCACAGCATTGCGGGTGTAATCTTCCATGTCGAGTTCGGGAATTGGTAAGTCCGGCTTGACCTTTTTGGTCATGCGGAGAAAGTCTTTGCGAGTCTCAGGATTTTCAGCCAGCATCTGGGACAGAGCGGCTAACTCATCACGAGCCTCAAGAGAAATGTTTTCAAGCGACATATTTTTACCCTCTATTTGTTTAGATTACGCGCTTACCGTCAGCAGGCTTTTGTACAGCCATTCCCATTTTTCCACCCAGCTTGGACGGGTTAGACAACCCGCCAAGTTGAGAAAAACGGGGCGTGTTGGTTACAACGCCATTTTGCTGATTGTTGTCAGTGGGTTTGCGGGGAGCCGCTGCGCCACGGGGTTTGAATAATTCCATGATATTTCCTTACATAGGTGGGGGTGGGAAAGGTGGCATACCGCCACCAGGTGGGGGAGGCATGCCTGGGATTGGCGCAGCAGACATAGCTTTCATCTCAGGTGATGCGCCACCAGCCTGGGGAAGGGTTTGAAGCATCTGCAAAATTTCAGACTGCTGCAATTCGTTGGTTCTATTCTTACGTGACCCCATCAAACCAGACAGTTGCCGGATAGCAGCCAAGGCTTTTTGGCCTTCTGGGGACTCTGACCCAAGAGCGGGCAATGACTGTTCCAACAAGTCTACTGCCATCCCAATGTTAATCATTGCGCCTTCCTTGCTGCCCATCTTGGGTTCAGGGGTAGACATAGGCGCGGACATAGGTGGAGTTTCTGGGTCAGACATTGAGCCAATAGCAATATCTTCGGCATCAGAAGCACGGGCACTACCAGGAGTAGGCAAAGCAGCGCCAGCAGAACGACTGCCTCGCATTAGCTCTCTCAACTTCTCTTCTGGCACACTCATAACTAACTCCTTTGGTCGCGTTTGTACCATATACAAACGGTTTGTCAACAGTGGCGGTTATTTAGCATCCAACCGCCAATGATGTGCTGCTCTAAGCAACTAGAGGTTTTCCTCCAATTACTTGCAAGACTTACGACCTTTACGATTTTTACGCACAATGCGCTCCTTCATCAAGGCGGCCACTTACTTTACAGGGGAAGCAGCCATACCCTTTCTTGGCCCTTGCGGGCAATTCTTAACGGCGAGTCTTGCGACCGCGCTTTGCCATTTTGTACATCATAAAAAGCTCCTGTTAATTAACGGCGGGAGTAATCACGTTGACTACGCCCTGTGTAGTTTTTAATCCCTTCTTGACGATATGTCAAGGACGGTGCTGCTTCTTTTCTTTGCAAAGAAGATGTATCGACACGGGGTTGGTCAGCTTTGGGCTGAGTCATTCCTGCGCCGGATGAACCTGGTTCTGCTGCCATCATTACTCCTTGGGTTGTGGGCCTGGGGGCTTGGGTGGAGCGGCAGCAGCTTGTTCAGCCTGCGCCTTCTCCAATTTCTTAAGTCTGTCTACGAGCAATTGTTTCATGGGCGGCTCTAGCAAGTCAAGCAAGGATTCCTTGTCGATTGCTCCAGCTTTAAACAAGTTAAATGCCAGTTGCCGCAAGTCCTCTGTGAAAATAGGACTGTTGCTGTGTGCATCCACCTTGACCACAAAATCATCTGTGAACTGTTCTGCAATAAACGGTACG